TGAACTGGAAAGTTTGTGATTTTTGCCATTAGTTCTTCCTCGTTCACATCACTGTATTCACTATCACCGTCGTCGCTGACACAATCAACATTTTCAACGCTCATATTGTCACCCTCAACCTTGCCTGAATCTTCCTGGTTCATATTATTCTCATCAATAATATCATTGAGCTCATCATCATCGTGTAAATCATCCTCGTGTAAATCATCCTCGCTTACATCGGTATTTGATGAACGCGATGAGCATGTTGACGCACTAGAACAAGCAGATGTATTTTTTGATTTTGAAATTGTTATATTATTTTCAAATATCAATTCAGCATTCAGTTCAATATCTTGGCTGTTTTGTTTATTCTCATTTAGTGAAAAAATAGAATCTAACTGGGTTAAATCTTTAATATCAGACAACTGAAGAACAACCTCAGCATCATTATTAAAATTTAATCTCTTTTTATAATTTCTAGTATCATAATTACTTTCTTCGGCAGAAATATCTACTGTAAATAACGTTCCATTATTTTTATGAAAAAAGGAAGATTCGGTAATATAGTCAATATCATCAACTACATTAAATGCGAAATCATGTTTTATTCCTAAAAAAGAGCCATAAAAATCTAACCCATGAACAAATTTATGTTCATTTAACAATTTACTTGTTAAGTAACTAAAAAAACTATCAACATAAGCGGAATTATTCATATCTCGGGCCTTTGGGTGAGAATTTACATTTTCAAAATTAGGCAAATTCAATAAATCTACATTAGAAATATCATATTTTCCAATAATATATTTAATCGGGTCCAATAAAGGACTATATTTAAAAAATATTTGTTTCTTATGTTTATTATTATTTTTATCTTTGACTGTTCCTTCAAATTTATTATCTGATTCCTTTTCAGAAATATTATAGAGATAAAAGGCGTTGTCTAGATTAATACTGTTATAATTAGATTGATTTAGGGTAAAAAATTTATGATATAATGGAATATAATTTTGAATTTTACTAATATTTGCTGAATCTTTTTTTTCTAAAGAACTAAATAGTTTACTATTATCTCTCTTATTATAAGAAAACTTCATTAGTTGTTATAAATATAAATTAATTATTATTTTAACTCATTATAATATTAATTAATTAATATATGCGGTAAATAAATATGTTTATAATATTAAAAAAGTATAGATGACTTTAGAATTAAAAAAATTTAATATGCGTGATATTAGTTTTAAACCAGATGAAAATAAAGGCCCTGTCGTGGTATTAATTGGTCGCCGTGATACAGGTAAAAGTTACCTGGTTCAAGATTTGTTATTTTATCACCAAGACATTCCTATAGGCACTGTGATTTCCGGCACAGAAGCCGGAAACGGGTTTTATGGGTCACATGTGCCCAAATTGTTTATTCACGATGAATATAATACGGCGATTATAGAGAACATTCTTAAACGGCAAAAAACGGTATTAAAACAAGTTAAAAAAGATATGGATCAATATAAAAGGACAACAATTGACCCCAGAGCCTTTGTGATTTTAGACGATTGTTTGTATGATGCGACTTGGACTAAAGATAAAATGATGCGATTGTTATTTATGAACGGGCGTCACTGGAAAATTATGTTAATTATTACAATGCAGTATCCACTTGGTATACCACCGAATTTAAGAACAAATATAGATTATGTTTTTATTCTCAGAGAGCCTTATATTGCTAATAGAAAAAGAATTTGGGAAAATTATGCTGGTATGTTTCCGACATTTGAATCCTTTTGTCAAGTCATGGACCAATGTACGGAAAATTTTGAATGTCTTGTTATTAATAATAACTCCAAATCAAATAAATTACATGACCAGATTTTTTGGTATAAAGCTGAACCGCACGGACCCTTTAAACTCGGGTCAAAAGAATTTTGGGATTTATCAAAAGATTTTAATTCAGATGAAGAAGAGGATACATATGATCCGCAAAACGCAAAAAAACGTGGAGCTGGTCCAAAAATTAGTGTAAAAAAAACAAAATGGTAAAGGTGTAAATTATATTTTAATTATTTTTTCAGCAAGACATTTATTTTTCGCAATAAATTCTTCTGTTTTAATTTCTGATTTATGATTATACACACAATTGTGTGTTTCACCTAATCTATGGAGAAGACAAAAGGTTTTTCCGCATTTACATAAGCCTATTATTTTATCAGAAAACTTTAATTTTTTATCACATGTCTGAAAATCGCACATCATTATTATAATATATTAATTTAATAATATATTATATTTCAATTTTTATATTTCAATTTTTATATTTCAATTTTTATATTTCAATTTTTATATTTCAATTTTTATATTTAATTTTTTATAAATAATTACTTATTAATTACCTCACTAAGACCGTGGTCGGAATTTTTAAAATCAGTAACCACATTTTCGCCTTCAAATAATTCTTTGCGAATGTCGGATAAAGAACTGTTTTCATTAAGGCTAATTTCGGTCGTGTTCATATCCTTTACACTTACCAACTGCCCGTCTTCATTGATAGTTTGCGTAAGAACATTTCCGCTTTCAAGTGCCTTTTTCACATTATCCGCAATAGCCTTTTCTTTTGTTTCACGAACACGTGTGTCAAATTCAGTCTTTGCTTGCTTTTCATTCTTATCCTTCTCGTGCATAAGCTGATTTAATTCATCTTCCAAATACTCAACACGTCCAGTTTTATATGCCTCTGGATGAAAAGGCATCCACATACCTACCGGGCCAACAAACACGTCATGGTTTGGGTCAACCTCGCGCAACAATTTACACCGTAACTCTGCTTCTTGTTGGTTGGGATAACAACCTCTTACTTTAACACCTCTTACGCTCGTCTGAAACTTATGCGTAGAATTAAAGGATTCATCCAGCTTCTGCTCATTTAAATCAATAAAATTTTTATAATCATCCTCAATCGTATGTGTAAATAAATTATCTTTTTCTTCAGCACAGAAATCTTGTAAATCTTTAGTTAAATTGTCAAAATTTAAGCCATATTTATATGCGAGAAAACTCATAAAATGATTATATTTTTGAAGTGATTTATTCATATCCCATTGCTTTAGGAAAGTCTCAAAATTAAATAAATCGCGTTGTTTTAGTATTTTTTCTGGAGAGATAAAAGAAAGACACGCAAATCTTTGGCCCGAAAGGGGTTTATCTTCATCTAACAGATCAACATATTTTGGATTAGATGACCCGTCTAGATTAACTCTGTGTTCAAAATTAACATTTTCAGATTTTTGTTGAGTATTCATTATAACTTATTATAATGAATATATTTTAAGTTCGTTTAATCAATAATATATTAAATTTTAATATAAAAACTTTAGCATATATTAAATTTTTTATTGTTAAATTTTTTTCTGTATATTTAGTATAATATGCGATTTATGGACGGTCTTGATCTTAGCGAATTAGTTAAACGTGCTATTAAATATTTGGTTGAAGGTTTTATGGTTGCCATTGCGGCCTTTGCTATCCCTAAGCGTTCTTTGAATTTAGATGAAATTGCGATGATTGCGTTGACCGCTGCGGCAACCTTTAGCATTTTGGATACCTATATTCCTAGTATGGGTGTTAATGCCCGTTCCGGCGCCGGCTTTGGTATTGGTGCGAATCTGGTAGGATTTCCTGGGGGTTTGTAAAAAAATATATTATTACATATTTTAATCATTTGTGCGGTTAATTATGCTGTAGTAAAAATAAAAGTTATTGAATAAAAATGGTATATTATATAATAATACATTATTATATAATGTCAGATTTTTCAAAAATAAAATATTGGTACGAGAAACTTCCAGAAATGAAATCAAATATAGAACCATTAACCCAGTTAATGATTAGGACAACAGGAGAAGTTAATAATTATATGAATCATCATGCTTATACAAAAACAATAAAGATTGTTAATTCAAAAGATATAAATTTATTACATTCAATAGATAGAGCGCCTGCTATTAAAAAATTATTAGATAGAGTTCATTTTTTAAAAAAACACAAGGAAGAAATAAAAATGTTAGAGAGAAAAAATGGATTTGTTGATTTATCATCTGAGCTTTTTTTAAATAGTCCATTTGCGTCAATAAATTCAGAAATTATCGCAGAAGTAGCAAATAATAAATTTGTAACATTATCTGGTGTAGGGAGAATTGGCGCAATAAAAATAGTTTTTCCTGCGGGTTTACGTATAAAAATAATTGTTGGAACTGTAGATGCGTGTCTGAAAAAACGTCTTATATCTTTAAATAATATGTTTATATATTCAAAACGGTTTTCTAACTTAAAGAAATACGGAATAAATGAAAAAGAAATTATAGATTCTAAACGAATTTTAACAAAAAAATGTTATAAAAGAGGAAAATTTATAAAGAGACAAAGCCGGAAATTATTAAATAAAATTATTCCATTAAAATAATCAAAAATTTTAAACAGTTGGTATGAATTCCCAATCAAGTTCATTACATATTTTTTTCCATATCTCATCTTGTTCTATGCGTTTTTCTCTATCCTTTAACATGGGAAAATAAGGTAAAAATTGTTTTTGGTCTAACAATTCACATAATTTATATATCGTATAATAATAATTAAGAAAATTCACTCTATCATCAGGGCAGTATTTTGCGTAAGGACTTTGTATATCCATAAATAAATTACATAATAATTCT